TACTCACGAAGAGCATCTTTGTTTGATGGTCTGTACTCTCCTACCATGGTTGTAGGCATTTCCATTTCTGGTTCAGGCATCACCGCTCTTTCTACTTCTGTTAATTCGTTTTGCATAACTTTATATTTTATTTATTAATTCCAAACATCATGTTTTGACCTTGACCTAACATTGTACTTGGCAATTCACCAGTCCACTTTTCAATCCATTGTTGCTGTAATAACATTGGTGTTAATGTCTTCTGTCTTAGTTGATTTGATTCAGCTTCAGCTCTTGCTGATGTTAACATTGCTTGAGCTTCACCTTCAGCAGTTGCTACCTTAATTTTAGCTTGTGCTTCAGCAGTTTTAACTTGATTCTCAGCTGTTAAAGCGGCTTGTACTGCATTATTCTTAGCATTAATAGCATTCTTAAATGATTCTGGATAAATTAAGTTTGAGGTAAATTGTGCTAAAATAAATCCTTCGGGTGCTAAATGTGCTTCTAATACTTTTCTAACTTTTAATTCAAATACTTCTCTATTACTAATTAATTCATCTGCTGTATAACTATTTGCTACTACTCTAAATGCATCGTAAACTGCAGTTTTTAAGAATCCTTGCTCAATCTGATCTAATTCAACTCTGTATTTTGTAAAGATGTAAGGAACTTTTTCACGCTTAACTGAATAGTTCAATAAAGGTGATACATGAAATTCAGAACCGTCTTTAGAGTTAATCACAAATGACTCATCACTAGCTACTTTACCATCTTCAACAATGGTCTTATATTCTTTGTGACGAATAAATGTTGGAAACTCAACTACTTTTTCTGTGAATCGGTTGTAAAATACCCAACCAGTTACTTCGGTTGTATTATCAACCCCTTTACCTGTTCCAATCAGATTGATTTTTACACCAACGTGACCTGCATCAATTGGTTCTACACCAATAATCGAAAACCCAGCTACCAACATTACACCGAATGCAATAGCTATTTTTGAAAATGTACTCATTTTTTTATTTGTCTAAATTTAATTTTTGTCTTTGTTTTTGTTCAATTGGTTTTTTATTTTTCTTAAGTAAATCGTTAATAAGTTTCCAATCCTTACTTAACCATCTAACATACCCTATTTTTTTATCCCAATCCTCATCAGTACGTCTTTCATGATAAGGTAAAGCAGTTCTATAAACATAATAGGGAAACCAAAAAACATTGTCGTTTGTTCTAATCTTAAACCTGCCAGCAACTATTTCATCTTCTCCAATAATAAACGGAATTGAAGGATCATTAACTGTACGTTCAATTAACTCTGTAATTAATCCATCTTTAATGATTTCTTCTGGATTTGAATCTAATTCAATACTGTATTGAAAATAATAACTAATGATGCCAAATATTGCTACTGCAATCAATAATGCTATAATAATTCCCATAATTTATTTTAATTTACTTTTAATTTCTGAATAACAAAATAATGCTCCTATAGCTGTAAGTAACAACCCAGCTATTAAAATACCTACTCCAGCCAACACCATAAGTGTGCTTGATGCATTCCAAAGTATTGTTGCTAATTCTATTGTTAGTAAACCCATAATAAGTGTACCAAAACATAGAAAAAGAACTCCAAGTACATCTAATGCTTTATCTAATTTATCTTCCATAACTTTTTATTTTTCTATACTATAAAGATACGAACTTTAATCCAGAAAGGCAACTTTATTTGTTGCTGGATCCCATTCAATAGTTAGAGGTTTCTGAGTGTAAATGTACTGCTCATTAAGAACTGCTGCATTAATGAAGTGAGTATTACCATCAAAAATATACCCGTATCCGGTATGAATATGTCCGCAAACATGAATCTTTGGCTTAACTTCTTTAATTCTTTCTGTAAGAAGCTCACAGCCTAGATTATCGTATTGCCCAATAACACAGTCTAAATAGCCGCAGGCCGGTGAATGAGTCACTAGAATATCCACATCCGTAGGTATTTTATGCCAAACTTCATTTAATTGATCACCCATTCTAGGAAGATTAAAAGCCCAGTTGTGAAATTCCGGCTGCCAAGGACTGCCCCAGATCTTAACACTACTCTGATAGTCATCACCGATCAAAAGCATATCATCCTGAAGGTAGTCAATATTCTTATAAGAATTAACAATCTCCAAGGTTTCTTGAGGTCTGTCTTGAAAACCCCAGTCGTGGTTACCTGCTATGAAGACTTTGTGAGTGTAGTTGTTTAAACCATCGTACCACTTACAGAACTCCTGAATCTCATGTTTATACCCCATTGAGGTAGCATCACCGGCGTGAATTAATAAATCCCCTCCTGGCAGGTGGTGGGTTACTTGCTTGTGCTTATTATGCGTGTCGGAAATGAATGTGATTTTCATACTTAATATAAATATACGAAAAAAGGCTCACCGAAGCAAGCCTTTCTTTAAAATTTAATTGTTTTTACTTTGTTCTTACTACTTTCTGTCTTTTACCGTTGCTGTAGATTATAATGTACGGTTGATTTATTTCTAAATAATCTACCTGTTTGCCTAACATATCATAATACCCAATTACCTTAAGTTCACGGTAGGTAGAAACTAAATTTCTAATACCAAGTGCAATTGTGTCGTCTTCTAAAACATAGACTTGCACCATAAACTTTGCAGTATCACATTTTTTACAAACATTCCAAACCTCAGCATAGACTCTGTAAAAACCTTTGTATTTAAAATGTATATCAAGGTATCCAAGATAGTCTCCAACTGTATCTAGGGTGTTACGAGTAAAATTACGGACAGTAAATCTCCAATTTGCACAACTGTCATGATACCCAGGCTCTAGTCCAAATTGGTATTCATTTTTATATTGATTGGTTTGACTAAGTTTCCATGAACTCCAATCACATTGTCCATAAGCTGTAAGTGTTGATATTACCAACAACATACCTAAAATATATTTTTTCATTTTTATTCTCCTAATAGTATTTCAATTTCTTCAAGTTTTTGCGTAAACGGATCCATATGAAACGTTACATAGTTTAGTACTTTAGTATTATCTTTAACATCTACAACAGATATAGTAAACATATAACCACCATTTGTTCGTGATGTGTACTCAAGTCTACCTTTAGCAAATACTTTATCAACTTTGACCTTAGCTCTATCAGCACTAAGTCCACAATCTGTTACGTAACGTTCGTTTTTCTTTTCAATAGTAACCTTGACTGTGTCATTCAGGAACATCTTTAAATGTCCCTTCATAATATGGTCGGCAGCATATTCTGAATCATAGTGAGTTGAAATCTGTGTATATTGCCCTACTGCTACAAGAGGAGCCAAACACATTAATATAGTAAGTAATTTTTTCATTTTAGTGTATCTCTATTGGTTTTTGTTTTCCAAAGTACCCATTCTGCTTTTCCCTTTTTAATTTCTTTGTGTGTCTGTCTTGCTCCCATGAAAGTCAATCCCATAATTAAAGCAATACCACCAATCATTATTTTATTAAAATTATCCTGCATCCACATACTGCTTTACTTTTATAATTTTATTAAATAAAACCAAACTAACTTATCATACTCTATTGCTAATACTATGTACCCATCGTACTTCTCAACCTGCAGTAAAGATACTTTACATAGATTTCCATTAATGTCTTTTGCTATCCATGTACTTTCGTCTTCTTTGTTTACTGTCTTTGTTAATACCGTGTATTTCTGAATCTCTTTACTCCATATTAGAATAATCCCTTCCTCCACGCTTACTTTAATCTCACAGTCAGAAAAGCCTGCCCATTTAAGCTCACTATATTCAGCTGTTCTGTATCCGATATTAAACTTTGATGCTACTAGCTCTCTTTGTGCTTGACAGCTCAATGTTGTCAATACTAACACTATTGTTATAATTAATTTTTTCATAAAGTATTTTTTATTTTCCGTAAAATGTACTGTAGACTGAGTTCCACATATTACGTTTAATTCTACTGATTTTTAGGGTTACCTTGCTTCTTAAACATCTAAATTCATATAGGCGTGGTTTTTCTTTCAAGCTTCTATTGTAAGCTTTTAATGCTTTTCCGAATTCTTTTCTATAACGTTCAAACATTAAGAAGAAAAACTGTCTTTGCTGCATATTTTCAAAGATCCATTTACCGCCTTTAAAAGTTGCAATGTGTCTTTCTTGAGTACTTTCATGTTTACTAAAAACATCAAACTGTTCTAATTCTGTTCTAAAAACAAGACTCTCAGTCTCGCTAAGTGCATAAGAGAATATATTTGTCATAACTTTTATTTGTTTCTTTTTAATTTGTACTTAAGATAAGAAATTCCTGGCAGACTTCCAACTGCTGCTACAAGAAAAGTAAAAATATTAGGATGCCAATGTTCACCGCACATTCCTAATGTATGTTTAATTACCTCTACCATACTCTAAAGATACGAACTTTATTTTAAAGAACCAACTACCAGTAACGTTTTCCTTCTGAATCTTTTCGGTAACGTCTGATTACTTCTTCTATCTTAGATCTTTTACCCCAGTCTGATAGATGCTTATCATTTTGAATGGCTTGTATCTCCTGCTCCATCGGAGAGGGTTCCTGAGGACCGGTATAGACTTCATAAGGTTCTACCTCTTCATCTTTTATCTCCCATTCTTCTTTTGGCATATCTTCTACTTTTTCTTCTAAGGAAGTTTCTCCAGGCCTACCCTCAAATGATCCAAAGTCATCATATGTTGCATCATACTCATATTGCTGCTTCTGTTCTTCTTTACTAACCTCTTCTTTTAAGCTGTCAAACGCTTCTACTACATTTCTCATATCCTCTACTTTTTCTTCTAAAGGATATTCCTTAGGTTCATCTTTTTTCCTAAAAGCAAAATTGGCTGCAATCACTAATGCAATTGCCAGAGGATCGAATACAAAAATAATAACTAGTAAGAACCAGTTGATGATCTTATCCATTGGATATCCAGTAAGTCCAGAAAGGTATTTCAAAGGACCTAATTCAGAAGATGCTGTTGAATTTGTTTTAACCTGAAGTATTTTTGTTTCTAAATTGAAGATTGAATCATTCACTATATCAAGTTTACCGGAAAGCTTATCATCTGATTTAGATGCAGATTCTATTTGCTTGAAGCTTGCATTATTAGATCTAACAACCAGGTTGCCTTTATTATCTGTGAATTGAGTAGTGGAGGCTTTAGATAAAGTTCCTCTTAATTCAGATAAAGACTGCTTTTCTTTTATTAAGTTATCCCTAGTCTGCTCAAATAATTTCTTCTTAGATTCCAAAGCAGTGATCTGCTGAGTAGTAATCTGATCCTTATTTGCAGTCTCTTGATAAGCAGAAGATAAGAATCCGTAAATACCTGCCGAGGTTATCAAGATTAACACAAAGGCTGCAATGGTTAGATAGGTTCTCAGAACCTTATTCAGACTATCCCAGTATTGATAAAGTAAAGATGCAATCACTAGCTTAGATACTTCCAAAGAACCAGCCATGATTCCAACTGCGAATGCTGCACCGGCGAACAATTTCATTAGTCCGGACACAGAATAAAAACCGGCCGAGGCAGAGACTGCTAAAGCCGATAATGCTATAATGTAAGGAAAGAGTTTTTTACCCATACTTTTAATATAGGTATGTTAATAAAAAAAGGCAAGTTAGTTCTTGCCTTTGTTTGTTTTATGTTGATCTATTTTTTTAAGTACCTGTGTTAGAAGTTCGTTTTTTATAAACCCTGCATCAGCAGCATTTTTTAAAGAGCTTATTAACTGAAAGATGATTAAAGGTGTTATGACTGTTTCTGAAAGCCATGCAGTTCCGCTAAAACCTTTCTCAACCATTAATAGGACTGTTAACATAATAACCCAGGTTACTAATGTTTTTAGTACTTTTATAGCTTTAAACGTTTTGAACCCCTCTCTTTTAGTTCCTGAGATGATTCCAAAAAATCCATCCATAAAAATAACAGCCACAACAGCAAGATACTGTTCTGCGTTATCTGCTGTCAGGTTAAAAAAGTAACTGCAGATAAAGGAAAATGCTGCCGTAAAGGTGAGTGTTATCATTAAGCTTAATTTCATTTTTTTCATGATAATGATTTTAACATTTCTACTAATTTAGGATGTGGGTAAACATCAACCTTATCTTGACGAACAGAGTTGTGTGTGTAAACTCCCGGTTCTCCTTTTAATGCTCTTTTACTTATTCCCCAAATATCGCTATTGTATGCTAAAGGTATGTTGTATTTATCTTTCCAAAGAAGTAGTAACTCCTTAACGCTCTGAATTTGTTGGTCTGTATAATTATGGTAGTATCTATACCCTTTGTGCGGTGTTGTCAGTTCGCAAACTTGATCTGCTGAGATTTCTCCTCCTACATAGTTATAGAACTTACCGTTTTTCTGTGTAAGCTGCCCCCAGTTCGTTAATTCTATTCCAATTGATATTTTGTCTAGATTTTTATACGGAACTCCTTGTACTGAGAAATGCTGTGTTTTAAGTCCTAAATGATAAGCCCAATACTTAGATGAGAATCCCTGAACTATTTCCCCACTATCATCCACAACTACACAAGTTGCGATAGGAGTTTTGTCTGTTACCCACCACTGCCAAACTTGATCGGCGTTAGGTGCACCTGCTGTATGGTGTAGGTATATTTGCGTCTTTGTTGCTTCTTCCTCAAAGTATTGTCCTTTTGGGAAACTAATCTGCCTTAAGTTCATATATTATAAATCTTTTTGGATTGCTTGAATAGGGATTGTTATTTTCATCTGTAGTCCGCCTTCATATCTTTTAAATTCTTGTCCGTTTTTAAAAATTATAATGGTGGGTAGTGATTTTATATTATACTTAGTCTTGTATTTTGGACTTTTATCTAAATCAATTTCAAAATACTTAGCTTTAGGAGTTTCAACCCATCTGTATTCATTAGTGACATTCCAACTACTGTTGAATTGAAAAACTACTGTTCCTGCAACTGTCTGCCCTCTGTCGTTAAGAAAGGTATTTGGAATATCAGTCTGTTTAGGAGATTCTAGTAGATTAGCGGAAGGTGTTAATAACAATATTCCTAATAGACAAGCTGTTAGTATTATTTTCATAGATTACTTTTTATTTATTAGTTCTTTTAATTGTAAAATTTCTTGCCTGGTCAATTCATCTTTCATCTGGTATTCTTGACGAGACGGAGGATAAGTTTCTTTAGCTGCAGGATCAGCAGGATCTACAGTGTAAATACCCTTTCCTATTTTAGGTAATTGTTTTGCTTCCTCAATCTCTCCCATAATCCAGTAATGGTATCCTATCACTGATGATAGAATAGCGGCTATTCCTGCTAAGGTCTTTAAGCTGATTTTAAAGCTTAAATTTTCATCTAGTTCTGTTACTTCTTTTCCCATTTTATATTTCTGGAGTAGTTGGTGTTTTCTTATTTGCGAATTTTTCTACCACTGTTCCAAAAACAGTAGCGATAGTAATATACTCTACTGCAGAAACTGCTTCAGCTTTATGCTCAGCACTAGCAGTAAATAAAAAAACAACTAAGGACAAAAATCCAATAGTTCCAAGAACTCTCTTATGGGATGTACCTTCGTTGTTTGAAAACATGGTTATAAAAAATTGTTTCATAGCTTCTTATTCTTTTTTGTTTGTTTAACTTTCTTGGTTGGAGACTCTATAGAATACAAAGTCGATATTAAAACAATTAGAATAACAGCAGGGACAGCAAGCATATCCAGCATACATACCAGGTCGGTTTTTGATATGTATAGGAACATTCCATCCTTTTCTTAATAAATAGACACCCTACTCCATTAAATAAAAAAAAGCCCGGCATTATCCGGGCTTCTTTAAACTTATTTTAAATTATTTTTTAAGTTGTGTATAACTAATTCACACATATGTACAAAATACTCTTGGGGGTACTGGTTTTTCATGATATTAATATCTTTATGAACAATTTGAATGTTGTCGAGGGTGTATCCTTTCTTACTATCAATTCTATCTAAACTAGCTGTACATGAGTATCCAAATTTCTCTTCGTTTAAATTCTCAAAACTAACACCTAAACCCGTTAATGCACATTTTTTATTTTGACTAATGAAGATATTATGAATGTCTTCTGCTGTTATTGTCCATGTCCATTCTTTTTCTTTGCATTTTCTTTTAAATCTCTGAGTGAAGGATCCTGGTACTTCCCCGAAGCCTCTCCATGTGTGGTTACCTTTCCCCAATCTCTTCTTTTGATCACATTCATGACATCCTTTAGAAGTGCCTTTTTTAACAGCATAACAAGAAACAGCTGCACTATATCCGCAGTCACAAGTAACATGAACTTTTGCTTCTCCGTTCATTATTACCGGGCCCGTTATAGTCCAGCTGTTAATTCTAGTACCTAGTGTAAAGTAGTTTTCGTACTTACTTGATCCTTTCTTCCCCATATGCTTATAAATATGGTGCTTATTAAAAAAGCAAGCACTGTTTGAAAACTATTTTACTTCACAATTCCCGCTAGCACAAGCAAGTTCTCCAGACAGGTCAGTCATATCTTCTAACTCAACAACCTTACTTAAGTCAAGATCCTTAAGTGTTTTCATTAGTTCATCATACTCCTGCTTAGTACAATCAGTAAAAGGAGCTTGAACGTAAGTGTGACCATCATACGGTAAAACTGAAAGTCCATTGTAGAATTTTCTATTCTCCCACATCCACTCTCCAACGGATTCCCACTCATTTTCTCTGATTGAGATTGTGGCAGAAACGTTGTGAGTATTGTTTCCTTTTCTATGTCCGGGTTTAATCCATTCTTTAGTTACTTTCTTCACTCTCTCAAGTAGGTCAAAAGGAGATTCTACTCTTAAGATTGCTCCTTCTGGTGCTTTTTGAGGTACTGTAATGATTGCAGTATCGTGAGGACGGAACTGATCGTCTTCAAGTAATTCTGGATGGTAGATTGAAAGGTAAGTGTAAACTGCTTCATTCTTACCCACTCTTACTCTACGTAAGTAGTAATCATTATGCCATGCATGAATTCCACTAGAAGTTCCAAGTGTTAGAGAGGTTGTTCCTGCAGGCTTAACTGTAGTACATCTTGCGGCACTATTGATTCCTAGAATCTTAGCAACCCTTTCATTCTCTTGTTTTACAATCTCAGCAGCTTCTGTCATATCGTAGTTTAAAACTGCTCCTGAACCGATACCGGTCATTGATACTCCGATTAAAGCTTCTTTCTCAGTAGTGCGTTTCCAAACCTCTCTCAAGTAATGGAAGTCAGAATAACCTGCCTGTAGAGTTCCTACGAAGGCTGCTGCCTTAACTCTGTTATTAAAATCTTCTTGAGATTCAATATCAGAAACATTCACTTCACATAAGTTACAGAATTGGAAAGGACGCAAGGCAATCTCACAGCAAGGATTGGTTCCCCACTCTAAATTATTAGTAAAGTAGATTCCTGGCTCTCCTGCTCCTGAATTCTCAATTCTTTTCCAGATATCAAGGAATTGTTCTTTTTCAGTTGTTGCTCTCAAAAGAACTGCTGAGTTATTAGCTCTTCCACGCTGAGGATTCATCTCCCACCATGCTCCTGATTTACAGGCAATCATCTCATCATCATCAGCAGAGAATAAAGAGATCAAAGCTGCTCTTCTGATACCACCTGCCAATACTGCATCAGCAATATGACAAACCATGTCATGAACTTCAATAGTAGTTAATCTTTCACCGTCCTGTTTTGCCTCAAGCATACCTTGTAATTTTGCTAGACATTCTCTCAAAGGAGCTGGTCCGGGTGCTTTACCACCTGCAGTAACCAATCTTGCACCTTTAGGTCTGATATCTGAAAAATCAAAGTCGATTGTTGAAGTTCCTCTAAAGTAAGACTTCATTAAGACTTTAACTGCATCAGCCCAACCCTCGATTGAATCTCCAATTAAGAATCTCTTTCTTCTATTTGGGTTTGGTTTTCTGATCTCAGGTAATTTTTCTACATGCTCATATTGAACTGAATAGCCTACCCCGGTTCCACCTAAAAGTAAGAACATAACTTCACCAAAGGCTCTCCAATCGTCAATTGGTAAAAATGCACAGTTGTAAATACGGGCAGGATTAACCTCAATAGGTCTTCCGGCAAATTGCATCGAACGCATTGAAGGTAAAATCTTCTTATCGTACACGTACTTATACGCTGTCTCAATCTCCTCAGCAAGCTGGGGATATTTCTTCTGATGCATTTCTTTGTTTCTTGTAACCAACTCTTCCCATGTTTCTCGGCGGTTTAAATGCGGTTGGTACTTCGCATATTTCATAAAGACCGTCACGTCGCTTAAAATTTTCTGACTAATATCCATTTTGTGTAACTTGTAATGTATTTGATAAGTATCTAGTTTTTGTTAAAAATTCCTTGTTTTTTTTAAGAAAAATTGGAAAGTTGTGCAAACTTCTTAGCGAGTTCACGTTTATCGAAGGAATCAACCTGGGAGAATGTTACTGGTGTGTTAGAAGTAGATTCTTCGTAGGTAGGTAAATCTTCCGTAAGTTCAATATGACCGTTGTTAGTATCAATTTTTGCACCGTAGGTCATACCGTCCATACCGTATCTATTCTTCATAATATGTACTCGGCCTGTTCCATGAACTTTATCTTCTTTCTTTCTAGATAGAGATAAGCAAAAATCTGCAACCATGATCTTATCGTATGAACCTGCTGCCTTATCTCCTTCAATGATATCATCTTTTGCTCCCATTCTATTAACCTGAGAAGGTGAAAGTACGGGAACTTTGAATTCTTTAGCAAGTCCTTTACAGCTTACATACAGGTCATCAATTTCGTCTTTACGCTCGGCAAATTTCTTAGAAGGTGCTCTTAGGTAATCAATATAGTCAATAATAACTAAACCAGGTTTTACCTCAGCGTCAATACACTTCTGAAGATGGGCTTTCAAGGTTGACACAGTGGCTGCCTTAGGAGGATATTCTTTTACTATCAACTTACCGGCCAGGCCTTCAACTACCTTCTCAACCTCGTCTCTGTGGTGCTGAATCTCTTCAATAGAATGTCCGGTGAAGTAACAGTCAAAACGTTTACCAACATAGTCCTGTCCTAATTCTAATGAATAGTAAACTACATTATATCCCATCTTAACGGCATGAGCAGCCATGGCAACCATCATCCAAGATTTACCACCGCCCGGATTACCGAATACAATACCTAAATCACCCGGTCCAAATCCACCCTGGGTTAATTGGTTCAACATCGGCCAAGGAGTTGGAATAGTAGGACGATAATCTTCACGGTAACGAGTTTCAATATCTTTATTATACTCGTGTCCAATATTTCTATCTTGTCCGGCTTTTAATGCATTATCAATAAGGTGTCTGATAGAATCATAATCACCTGAATTTAACAAATCAACTGATGATAGTAGGGCTGTCTTTAATTGCTGGTTCTTACAAAAGGCTGTAAATTCTTCCTCTACATACTGAAGTTCATCATCAGAATGCTTGTAAGCTTCTTTTAACTGCTCAATAATTGAAGTTCTAAGAACATCGTTATCAATTTTTTTAACTTCTACCTTGAGGGTATCCATTGAGATGACAGTATGGTATTTATGCCAGTATCTGAGTATCTCGTTGATGATCCATTTATGAGCTGGGTTTGGAAAATGCTCATCAGTTAAAATATCGTAAATGTTCTGAACGAATTCTTTTCTGGTTAGTAATGCTCCGATGGTCTTGACCTGGAAAGGAGCTCCGTAATCTACTAGTGTTTTTAATGCTGCCATTCTATAACTTCTTTTCTATAACTTATTATAATGTAAATATATGAACTTTATTTTAATCTGGCAAGTTTATAGAAACAATCAGATACCCATTGTTCAATATTCTTAATAAAGAATCCGATTTGATCATCTTCATAAAGTTCTAAAAACTGCTTTCTATAAAATCCGTTATTCTCTTCGTTGATTAATCCATCAATGTATGCAATCTGCCTATCATCCAGGATTGGGTTCTTAAGGTTCATTAACTTATAATGATTCTCTAGATTATTCTTCCGGAATAAAATCTGAGGGTATACTTTATGTTCTGATAAATGATCTTCACAATGCTGGAAGATATCATTTAAAGTCATAGGAACGGTCATGATATCTGGAAATAATTTTAAGAGTGTTTTGGGACCTAAGCCTTTTATTCCTTCAATTTTATCTGATTGATCCCCAAGCATGGTTTTATAAATAATGAAATTATCCGGGTGAATTAAAAATTCCTTTTTAACATCCTTAGGGCCGTAGAAGACCTTAGTCACCGGACGGTATAAAGTTACCTTGTCTGATACTAGCTGTAGATAATCCTTATCTGAAGATACAATCACAACCTCTGAATTGAATCTTTCAGGGAGTGCTTTTGACATATAAGCAATCATATCATCGGCTTCTGCCTTATCAATCATCCCAACTTTAATTGGTAGGCATTGAAGGTAGTGAATGAACCTAGTTATTTGTCCAACCTTTGCATCATTCTCTTCTTCCAGGTCATCAAAAGCATCCCAGTTTGTAATTCTGTTTATTCCTCGGTTTGACTTGTATTCAGGAAGTAAATTTTTTCTATTTGTGGAAGATCCTACCCCGTCAAAGATTACATACACCCCGGTTGGGTTACACAACTGAATTAATGAACCTAGTGATCTAATTGATCCGGCCAGGCCTCCAATATGGGCACCGTCTTTATTAATCATATTGATAGTTGCAAAGTTCCTAAAGAACAGGTTTAATGCATCAATGATTAAAACCCGGGAGTGAAAATTTTCTGCTACTTGAACGGCAGGTGTATCTTCTTGCTGGTTGATAGAATCAAGCATGGCTTGAAAGTCTTTTCTCATAACATTTAATATAATAAAAAAGCCCCTGCAAGGCAAGGGCTCTTTAAGGTTTATTTTGGTATTTGCTTGATTTCCCAAGCTTACATCTTAGAGTCGGATTTTTTAACAGGTTTACGTCTTGGTTGTTTAGAATGCATTGATTCGTTCTGACTAGTTACTGCTTGTTTAAATTTTTCAAAAGCAGCTTTTGGCACTACCATGAATGTGCTTGCGTAATCTTCTACTATAGCTACATTACCGTCTCCTAGGTCGTAAGCTTTTTCTTCATCGATCCACATATCACCTTCTCCTTTAAAAATACAGATAAGAGGGTAATCTTTACCTGTCTCATCCTGAACTGCTTGCCAGGCACCTTCTAGTCCGTCGAACTCAAGTTCATCAGCAAGTTCCGGGTCTATCCCTTGAGATACCATCCACTCACCAGCATCTAACATTGCAGGAAATAGAAATTCCTCTTCTGCTTCATTATAGTTTCCGTGAAAATCACCTACATTGTAAGTTTCTACTTCTTCATTTAACATTTTAGAGTTTGTAGTAACCTTGTTTTCAACAAGGTATTTACGTAGATTAAAATTATCTGTCATGTTTTTTCTTTTGTTATAAATATACCCTAAAGATACGAAAAAAGCCCCTGCAAGGCAAGGGCTCTTATGTGTTTATTTTTTAGCCTAAGCTAGTCTTTCGACATCTGTTGGATATCTTTCAGTAGCTTTGTATAACCGCTGTATGTATGGGATATCTTTCCAATCACTTACTCCATTTGGAGTTTCTGCATCATAAAATTTACCTTTATATTTAACCCAGACGTGCCCAAAAACCCACGGATTTAGACTAGCGTC